CGGACCGGTCACGGCTGGCCCGGGCGCGCCGGTAGCACCGGGTGGCCCGGTCACCGCGGGACCGGGCGGGCCAGTCTCCCCGTCCTGCCCGGCCGGTCCTCGAGGACCTGCCGGGCCGGGTATGGGCACGGGCACCTCGACCCTGTCCGGGAGGTCCTCGACCGCAGCCGCCGGGTCCGGGGCCGCTGGCGTCCCACCCTTCGCCTGGATTTGAGCGCGCAGGACCCGTACGTCACCGGCCAGCGTGGACACCGCGGCCCCACGCCGGTCGGCCTCGGCCGCCACCTGCAGAGTGCGGTCCGCCTCGGCCTCGATCCGCAGCCACACCAGGACGATCGCCCCCGCCAAGATGGCCAGCACAGCTGTCACGGCCAGCGACCGCCAACGCCTGGCCAGGATCCCCGTAGCACGGTGCCTCGGCTCGGTGTGGGTCGTCACGATGTCGGCCCTCCCAGGGCAGCGATCTGTCGGTCACGGTCGGCGATATCCGCCTGCAGCTGCGCGATCTGCGTGTGCAGGCCTGCCTTGTCCGCGCGCTCAGCGGTCAGTTCGGCGTATGCCGCGGCGAGCTCCGCCCGCAGCGCATCGCGCTCGGTCCGCAGGGCGTCGCGTTCCTCCTGCAGGTTGTCGACGAGGCCGCCGTAGCCGGTCATCACGGCCCCCTGGTGCGTGGCCCGGGCGCTGGTGCGCTGCCCGATCAGAGCGGCTGCGGCCGTTGCGAGCCCGACGACGATGGCCCCAACGGCGCCGAGCGTCGCAGCGTCCACGTGCTGTACCTCCTGTGCATGGGGCGGTCACACCCCGGCCGAGCTCACCAGGACTACGGCGGGAGTCAGGTGCCCGACGGTCCGCGGTACGTGGTGGTCATCAGGTCGTCGTCCTGGGCGGGCCGGTTGGGTACGGCGTAGGTGATTCCCCACGCGCCGAGGACGGCGAGCACGATCGTGACTGTCTCGCCGGTGGTGAGGACCTGGTCCTGTACTGCGGTGACGGCGGCCGTGGCTCCGGCCGCGACGCCGGACACGAGGCTCTTGGCCATAGCGGGGATCTTCATGCGTCCTTCTTCCAGTTGGGGCCCCGGAACGTAGCCGGGAGCTTGGGGGCGGCCGTACGGGATTCGAGGTACTGGCGCACCACCTCCTGGGGCACCGGCTCGTACAGCCGGTGCGCGAGGATCGGAGGCACCACCGCGTCCACAGACACGACTACTCCTCGCGGTGGGCGTCGAGGGCGGCGCGCACGAAGCAGTCCTTCGCCTCGAGCAGCCGGCGGAGACCGGCGGACAGCTCCGGCCCATCCGGGAGCGCGGCCACCATCTGCTGCGCGAGGTCGCCGCACGGGGCGCTCACGGCCTGCAGGTGGGCGGGCAGGTGGTCATGCTCGAAGAAACGGAGCAGGTGCTCCGTAGCCGGGTGCCGCAGCGCCTGGCCGTCGTTGTGCTCGCTCATGGTGTCCTCACTTCTTCCGGAGGCCGTTGGCGACCTCGAACGCGTACTGCCAGGTGAGCGGCCCGACCCCGCCGTCAGCGGGGCCGAGCTTGGACAGGTAGTGGCGCTGCAGCGCGCGGACCTTCTCGAGGTCCTTGGGCGTCATGAGCATCGACGGGCCGACGGTGTACGCCGGTCCCCAGCCGCCCTTGTGCAGCCAGCCCTGCAGCTGCAGCGCGTACTTGTTGCGGGCACCGACCGTGAAGTACGTCCGCCCCGGGAAGGGCGGCGCCTGGGGCTTGGCGGCCGGAGGCTTGGCCGGGGTGGTGGGCTTGGTCGGCGGCTGCTCGTCGTCCAGGCGCTCGTCGACCCGTGCCCGCATCGCGGGCATGCCCGGGAACCCGGGGCCCCTGGGGTCGATCTTCCCGGGCTGCCACTCGAGGTGGCCGATGATGGACTCCGCGCCCCACCCGTGCTCGGCGCAGATCGCGGCCGAGGCGCGGACCATCGCGTCGACCTGGGCCGCGGGCCACGGGTCCTTGCCATCGCCGAGGTTCTCGCACTCGAACCCGTAGAAGTGCCGGTTGCCATCGGTGTTCGACTCGTCGTCCGCCGGCAGCGTCTTCTCGGCGATCACGGCCTGGAGGACATCGTCGTCGCCCAGGCCCGCATGGTTCGCGCGGCCGAACCCGACCAGGTGGACCCGGCCGTCCTTCGCGATGACGCCGTGACAGAGCGGGCCGGGCAGCGCACTGTATCCGTGCTGGCAGATGTCGACAGTGCGGGCCGTACCAGTGGTGACGGTGTGGTGGAGCATCACCCCGTGCACCGGCCCCCAGGCGCCCTTGTGGTTGCGGTTGTGCGTACGCCAGTCGCCCACCTGCACGACGGTAAGGCCGGCGCTCTGGAGCACGGCCAGGAATCTCGCTGCGGTCATAGGTGTGGCCATCAGGTCTCCAGACATGACGATGCCCCGGGTTGGTGGCGCCGGGGCGGGATGGGTCGACAGGGGTCAGGCGGTGACGGGCGGGGCATAGCGGCGGACCCGGATCCGCCCGCACGGGTCGACGGTGAGCTTGTCGTCGGCGCGGCCGTTTCCGTCCTGGTCCCAGGCGGTGGAATGTGCGTCGGCGCGCAGGGCGATCACGATGCGGTGCCCCTCCGGCCAGGTGTCGGGGACGATGTAGGTCTCACCGAAACTCATGACGAGGTGGTGCAGGTCCCGGGTGACGTTCATGCCGGGCGACCCGGCGCCGGGATCGGCGTCCAGCTTCCACCAGTCCGCTTCGGTGCGGGCCGCGCCCTTCCCGTCGTCGACGTCGTAGGCCCACAGGTGCGCGCCGACGCCGACGGTGTAGCGGCCGACGGTGTCGTTGGTGACCTTGAACCAGGCGTCCACGTCCAGGACGTCACCGGCTGCAACGGGAACCACGTGGCGAAGGATCACCCTCCATGTTGTGGTCGGCAGGTCGATGACCAGGTTCGGGGGGACCACGTCCGAGTTCGCGTGCAGACCTATGAGGGTCAGCGGACCGGATGCGTTGATGGTCGTCATGCGGCAGGCTCCACGATGAGTTCGCGCAGCGCGATCGTCGACGTGTTCGCCGACGCGCGGTGCAGGAGGCGGGTGTTGTAGGTGGCCCCGGGGGTGAGGCCGGTGAGGTGGTGTACGCCGCTGAGCCGGGCGAACGAGTCGCTGTAGTTGGAGATGCCGGCGCCGTCGGCCGCGCCCTCCACGCTGGTGCCCGCGCCTATGGTGCCGTCGGTGCGGGTCTCGGGGGAGACGAGAGTGCCGGACCCGGCCGTGGCGTTGATCATGCGGGCGGTCGTGGTGATCGTGACCCGGCCGGACGGGGGCGCCACCCACACCACCCCGCAGTCGACATACGTGCCGCTGGTGGTCGCCGTGGTGTAGGTGGTGGACGTGACGGTGTAGGGGCCGGGCTGGGCGGCGGACACTGACTGTTGGCCGTCGACCTGCAGCGTGCCGGTGACCTGGATGCGATGAGCGTTCAGAACGAGGCGGGAGTCTCCGGCGCCGGCTTCGGATTCGGAGTACGCGGCGACCTCCGCCGCCGACGTGCCGCCCACCCGGCCCGAGCGCAGCAGGAGTTCGTAGATCCCGGTGCCGAGGTCGGAGAAGATCAGTCCCGCCTCGGCGCCGGGGTCGGTCTCCCCGACGACGCCCATCCGTACGTCGCCTGCGGTGAGAGCGGCGTAGTACTCCTGCCCGGACCGGGTGTCGTACGCGACGAGACCGGCCCGACCATTCAGGTCGGAGACGATCTCGGCAACGGTGTTGCCGTCGGAGTCGACGACGCGCAGCGCGCCCTCGAACGCCGACGCGCCCAGTCGCTTCGCTGCACGGTGCTCGCGCAGCTGCCGCTCGAGGGCGCGCACTTTCAGCGCCAGGCCGTTGGTGCCGCCGGGCAGCTGGTCCAGTGGTGTGGGCATCTATGTCTCCTCCACCAGGATGGGCTTGACGGTGTCGCCGCCGACGTCGAGTTCCCACGCCCACGCGCGGGCCGTGACGTCGATACCGGCGGGGTGGCGGGGTGAGTGGTCAACGGCCAGGCGGATGGTGTCGCCGAGCCCCCAGTCCCGGCCGAGCCGAGGTGCCTGGGAGGCAACGGCGTCCACCGTCCACACCTGGGCACCCTGCGCCATGAGGGCTACGGAGCGGGCCGCGTGCGCGGTCAGCTGGTCGGGGTCGGTGACGCCGGACGCCGGTGTGTAGCGGTGCTCCCAGACGGGCCACCCCGCGGCAAGCAGGGCGGTGGCGTCCTGCGGCTGTGAGGTGAGGCGCGAGACGCCCTCGCCCTCGCCGCGGGCGATGATGCGGGTGGCGCCCTTGCCCTGCTCGTAGGACTCCAGCAGCGAGTAGGAGGAGACGCATCCCGGGTAGTCGAAGGTGCCCTCGGGCTCGCTGGTCTGCAGCCCGATCGCAGTGCGCACCCTGAGCGGCAGCACGAACCCGGTCTTCTGGGCGTTCCAGGCGACGTCGATCGTCCACTCGGGTCCGCCTTCCAGGGCCATGACCTCCTGCAGGCACGACAGGCTGGACTTGTCGTCGGTGTCGTCGACCTCGTAGTCCATGGTGACGCCGGTCGGCGGCGCGTCCAGGACGATCGGAATGCCGGCGGTGAGCGCCGGAGTGACGAGGGCGGTGACGACGTCGGCCTGGTCGGCTCCGAAGAGTCGGACCGTGCCGGGGAATCGGTTGTCCAGGTACCGCTCGGGTGTCGCCGCGCCGAGGCTGAGCGTGGGGGCGGATCCTCCCTCGCGGGGCAGGAAGAGGCCGGCCCAGATCGGCTCGTCGATCGCCGTGTCGACGGCGACGGCCATGCACTGCCCGGGCACGGTTGCCGCCTCCCACCCGGCGGGTGCGCCGGCCAGGGCCAGGTCGAGCTGCAGAGTGGTCGAGTCACCCAAGCGCCGGGACAGCGGCCCGGACGGTTTCAGGGACCGGAGGTCCTCGATGATGCCGCCGGTGGCCAAGTCGCAGCCGAACCAGGCGAGGTCGACCGGGGCGCCGCCCATCAGGCCTGCTTCGTCAGCAGCAGCCAGGAGTTGGCCAGCATGGTGACGGTGCCGGACCCTCCCGTACGGGCGAACACCATCGTGAAGCTCCCCGCGCTGGCCCCCGTGATCAGGAGGCCTCGGAACACGACGCCCAGCGGGTTGGCCGTGTCGGTCAGCGCACCGTAGGACCGTGAGGCGGCAATGTCCGTGGACATCGTCCTGACCTGACCCTGCACGCTCGTGGCAGAGATGGACTGGGAGGGGGCCAGGTAGGTGCCGGTGGCCCCCGAGGGCACGGTGAACGCCATGGACAGGTCTGCGGTGGACTCGTCCGTCGTCGTCCAGTGCAGCAGTGCCTCGATGGTGTACACGGAATTGGCTTCGACCGCGAGGGACAGATGGTCGTCAGCGAACATTGTGGCGCTGGTCCTGGCCGTGTTCGCCGGCTTGCGGACGAACAGGCTTCGACCGATACCGAGCGGGGCCGGGTAGGACCAGGACGTCCCATTCCAGCGCTGCAACCCTTGCCCGTTGTCCCGGTACTGCCCGACGTAGCTTCCGGCTGCCGCGGGGTCGGGGACGATTCCGCCAGGAGCAACAGTGACTGGGCGGACCGCGCTGGACACTGATGCCGACCCGCCGCCGGACGCGGGCACGGTGATCGTGGCCAGCGGCATGTAGATCATGGTCCCCGCCGGGGTTGGCGCGGTCGGGCTCGCCGCCGCAGTCCCGGCCAGGTACACGACGTCGCCCTTGGCCAGGCCCGCCCCGTCGACCGCGTTGTCCCAGACCCGCAGGTACACCAGGTCGATACGGGCCAGCGTCGCGTGCGCCGCGGTCAGCGTCCCGGGCGACGTCGTCGAGGGCAGCGCCACCCGGTACACGCCCTGTCCGGCGTAGCCGATCATCGCGACGCCCGCGGACACGTTGATCGTCGCTCCGGCCAGGGTGACCGTCAGCCCGGGGTCGCCTGGCCGGACCCCGGACCGGGCCCCGGCCGCGACCCCGGTGGCCATCACAGTGGAGGCGTCCGTACGGCGCGTCTCGGCGCCGTCCAGGGTGAGCCCGTCCAGGGCCCACACGTCTACAGGCATCGGTCTCTCCTCACATCCACGCCGAGCGCCACCGGGCGGTCAGCATGGAGTTGGCGTTGTAGGTGCTGGCCCGGAACTGGATGAGCAGCGACCCCTTGGCTGGGATGGCGGGCCACCCGGCCGGCGCGGCCAGGTACCGGCGTCTGCTGACGTCGCCGTTCAGGCGGACCGTGTGAGCGTCAGTGTCGATGACCAGCTGGTCACCAGTGGCCAGCGTCTGGGAGTACGCCAGCTGGCGCACCGACCCGTCCGGGTACTGGGCGATGACCGACGGGGCGACCACCGGCCCGTCGATGACCAGCACCGGCCGCGTCTCGAAACCCCCGACGTTGTCGGCTCGGATCTCCCCGGCCACCGTCACCGCGGAGAACGCGACCGGGAACGTGACAGGGAACGTGAGCCCGCCGGTGGTGGACGGCAGGCCCGTACTGCCGGTCTGCTCGTCCACCTCGTACCGGCGCGGATCCTCGGCCGTGACCAGTGCCGAGAACTTGGCCTGCGTGTCCGTGATGTACGTCAGCAGCAACTTCGCCGAGCGGCGCACCAGGGCTCGCTTCGGCGTCGTCTCGTACACGATCAGCGGCGTGGGAGTCAGCGAGACAGCGTCCCGCAGCCGCTCCATCGCATCGTCCAGGCGTGCCGGATCCGGAGCGTCGATCAGCCCGGCCAGGGTGATAGGCCGCTCGCCGAGCAGGACCGGGTCAGCCCACGACCCGTGATCACCGACCCGCTGGGTGAGCTCGGCCCGGATCTCCGGCGAGTCCCACCCCTGCAGCCCGTCCTCGGCCTGGACCCGCCACGCCACCCCGTCCGCATCGACCGCCCCGAACATGATGTCGCCGAGGCTGACGGACATACCGCCGAGCACCGTCCCGGGTGCGTACACGCTGCGCCTCCTCTCAGCCGACGAAATTGATGTGCCGGGCAACATCCGCGGCCTGCTCGCCGCTGGACTGCTTGGCCCCGTTCAGCGTCACCGTGGTGCTGCGCTGGTCGTAATACGGGCCGCCCCGTCCCGTCCCGCTCTGACCCCACCGGCCGGCAGGCCGTGCGTCGTAGCCCATCAGGCGCGCGGTCGTGGCCAGCAGGGCCCGCGACCGCGCGGTCCCGTTGATGGGGATGTACGCCTCCGGGATTCGGGCTTCCCCGGCGATGACCATGGGAGCGCGCAGGATGCCGCCCTGGGCCATGGCGACGGTGCCGCCCTGACCGGCGTACTGCCGCAGGAAGTTGTCCCGGTAGGCGGCAGGCAGGGCCTTGATCTGGCCCAGCATGCGCGGCACCAGAGCCTTGATGACGGCCGTGTCCAGACCGGCCGCGATCAGGTCCGCGTACCCGGCACCAGCCTTGCTGCGGAGCGTGGACAGCAAAATCAGGCTGTTCACGAGGTCCTCCCCGGACAGGGCGGCCTGATTCGCGGCGACCGCGGCATTGGCCGCCTTCACATCGTCCGCCGATCCGGTGGCCGCCTGGTGCGCCAGCTGCATCGCGGTGGCGTCGCCCTGAGCGGCGAGGGCCTGGGCCAGGTCGCCGAACCCCCGCGCTGCGAGCGTCTGCAAGTCCTTCGCGAACTGCCCGCTCTCCTTCGTGGACGCACCGAGCTGCTTCGTGAAATCTGCCAGGGTCGCCTTGGCGAGTTCCCCGGTGGCCTGCAGCTTCTTGATGATGTCGTTGAACTGCTTCGTGGACGCACCGGCCAGGCTGTTGACGAGGGCGTAGCCCTCCTCGCCCATGCCTGCGAGCATGTCCGCGACGTCCTGCCCGCCACGCCGGGCGATCTTCGCCAGGTTGTTGCGCCACTTCGTCGTCGCGGACAGCGACTTGGTGAGCTGCACCTGGTAGGCGCTGAGATTGAAGGTCTTCGGAGCCTGCGCGCCGGCCTTCAACCCGAGCGCCTTGTCGTAGACCTTCACGTCGGCGTACTCGTCAGCCACCTTCCGGCGGGCTGCGTCGCGCTCCTTCTTGGTCGACTTCTTGTCCTTGAGGACCTTGTCCAACTCCCGGAGGGCGTCCTTGTACTCCTTCCACGCGTCGCGCAGCTTGTCGACGAGGTCGGTGTAGCGCTGCATGCCGTCGCCCTGGCCGCCGAGCGCCGGGGTGCTGGTCGGGGAGTACGTGAATCCGTTCAGGCCGCCGGAGGCGAACCGTCCCGCGTTGAGCCGGTCGAACATGGCCACGCCATACTTCTGGACGCTCGCCGCTTTCACGACGTACTCACCGTTGCTGATGAGCGCCGGGATGCTGTCTGAGGTCCCTGTGCCGGGCCCGAACACGGCCCCGCCCTCGGGGTAGTACTGGACCGCGCCGCCGCCGGCCCGGCGCACGATGCCGCCCTGGGCGCGGGCCTGGATCATGTCCGGGACGCCGTTGGCGTCAGAGTCAGACGCGGTCGCCTTGAGGTAGACCCCGATCCCGACGGGCTTGCCCTGAATCCCGTTGATGGCCCGCTGGATCGCGCCCACCTGAGAGATCGGAGTACCTGTCGGGACGGTCACCGAGACCGAGCCGTCCTTCATGTGCGTGACCTTGAATCCGAGTGTCTTCAGCTGCTTCTCGGCCGTCCCGGTCAAGGCCTTCATCGTGAAGGACTTGCCCTTGGTGCCCCGGATCTTGGCCTGGACCGCCTGCAGGTCCGTGACTGCGGCCTTAGTGTCGGCCGCCACCTTCGTGGTGGCGACGGGCGGCAGCTGCAGATACGCCGAGGTGAGCTTGTCGATGGCGTCCTTCGAGAATCCAGCCGCGGTCATCTGCCGCCGGAGGAGGCCGACGTTCTTCTCCAGGGCGGTCTGGCCTTGCTCCTGGCTTCCGGTCTGCTCGGCGATGGCCTGGGCGTACTCCATGGCCGCTTTTGCAGAGTCCAGGAACGCGGACTTCGTCGCCCGGCCCTTCTCCGTCGTGACGTCCAGCGACGTGCCGTTTTCCTTCACCGCGTCACTGAGATCAGCGAGGGACTGCCGGAATCCGATCTCACTCTCGGCCGTGCTGATCGCGACCCCGTTGAGGGTCTTGAGCGCGTCCGTGAGCTTCTCGGCCTCGGTGCGCTCGTCCTTCATCTGGTCAGCGGTCAGTGCCGCCGCGTCGCCGAGCTCGCCCTGCGCGTCGGCTCCGAGCTTGCCCTGAACGCTGTTGTTCGCCAGGGCATCGCTGTAGTTCGGCAGGAGCGTCATCAGCTTCTCGACAGACGTGCCCTGCGCCTCGGCGCTCTCGGCGAGGCTGTCGAATGCCTTGGCGGCGACGTCACTATGTCCGCTCGACACGAGTGAGCCGAGCGCCTCGTCCACGCTCGTCAGCTGGTCGTGCGCGTCCTGCAGGGCAATGTCTGTCTCGGCCAGGCCCTCGGTCAGATCGAAGGTCAGCGAGTTGACGATGTCCGTCGTGCGGTTCTGCCCGGACGGGTGCGCGATGCGCTGGACGGCTTTCCCGAAACCGTCCAGGTCCTTGCCGAAGGTGTCGTAGGCGGCGCCGGCCACCTTCCCCTTCTGGCCGAGGTCGACCAGGCTCGCTGCCATCTTCGCAGTGCTGGGCGGGGCGTCCTTGAACGTCTCCTGCACACGCTTGGAGGCGTAGGAGATCAGCTCGAGGCCTGCCACGACGGCACCAACCTGCCCCAGCACCATGAGCGAGGACCTGGCGCGCCCGGCCGTGACACCCATGGACACGAGGGCGGCCCGGGTGGCTGCGATGCGGGGCAGGAGCAGCAGCATGGCGCCGCCTGCCAGGGCAATGGCCCCGCCGACCCCCATGAAGCCGGTGACGGCGTGCTGCAGCCCCGGCGGCAAATTGTTGTAGGCGTTGACGAGGGAGGTGATCCACTGCGTCATCTGACGCAGCGTCCCGTTCGCCGCGGACCCGCCCTCGATGAGCGCGACCTCCAGGGCGCCGCGCAGCCGCTCCAGGTCGCCGACGAGGTTGTCCGTCTGGATCGCTGCCATGCGCTGGGCGGCGCCGGTGTCGTCGACGCTTGCCACGTACCGGTCGATGCCCTCGGAGCCGAGCTCGTACAGAATCGTCGCCGAGCGCACCGCGTCCGCACCGAAAATGGTGGCCATCGCGGCGTTGCGGGCCTCCGGGGTGAGCTTGGAGAACGACGCCTTCATACGGCCGGCCATCTCGGAGAGGCCGACGAATTCGCCCTTCGAGTCGTAGGCGGTGAAGCCGATCGCCTCCATGGCGGCCTCGGCCTCCTTGGACTGCGGCACCAACCTCTGCAGCATGACCTTGAGCGAGGTTCCCGCGTCCGAGCCGATCAGGGCATGGTCGGCGAAAGCGGCCAACGTGCCGACGGTGTCCTCAATGGACAGGCCCGTCTGGTGAGCGAGGAGCCCACCCATGCGCATCGACATGGCCAGCCCGTGCACGTCCGCGGCGCTCTTGTTCGCGCCGGCGGCGAGGAGGTCCGCGATGTGCGTGACGTCGCGGCCGGCGAGGCCGAACGTGTTCATGGCCTGCGCGCTGACGACCGCGGCCTCGGTGAGGTCGACCTGGCCGGATGCGGCGAGCGCCAAGGCGCCCTTGAGGGCTCCGCCGATGATGTTGGCGGTGGAAATGCCAGCGCGCGCCAGCTCGGCCTCGGCGTTCGCCGCCTCGGTCGCCGTGAACGAGGTGGTCTTGCCAGCCTCGAGCGCCGCGGCGCGGAGCTTGCCCATCTCGGACGCATTGGCGCCCGTCACAGCGCGAACGTTGCTGAGCGCCTTATCGAACCGGGCTGCAGCTGCTGCGGCTACGGCGAACCCGGCGAGCATGGTGGCGCCGGCCGCAGCGCCCGCGTTGGCCAGCCGCGAGGTGGTGTCAGAGGCCTGCCGCATGCCCCGGGTGTACTGGCTGATGTCGGCGCGGAGCCGGACGGTGACGGTGCGGACGGCCACGGCTCACCCCCTTGGTTTCTTGCGGTGCTCGAGGTGGACGTGGAGCCCGTCAGTGCTGCCCTTGCCGTCCTGGTGGGCGCGGACAGTTTTCGCCGAGGTGGCACAGGCGAAGCAAATGATCAGTTCGGCCCCATAGGCGAACTCGTTCTTCTTTTGGGTGGCTTCGGACCAGGGCTGCCCACAGTCGGGGCAGGTGTCCGCCTCGGCCTCGGCGAGGGCCAGGGCCCACGCCCGGTCCTCCTCGGTCCACAGCGGCTCACCAGGAGCCACGACGCGGCCGAGGAACACCGAGCGCGGGGTGTTCCACGCACGTGCGGTCTCTACTTCTCGCCGCCACCGGCCGCCGCCAGGAGAGCGGAGGCGGCCAACGAGAAAGGGACGAGCCCGCTGGAGTTGTGCACGTCCCAGACGGTGTCGAACAGCTTCTTGATCTCGCCCTGGGAGATGACCTCGAAGAGGTCCCGCACATCGCCCTCGGTCATGACCGGGTCGATGGCTGACTTAGCGATCAGCGCGCGAGGGAAGGTGACGTTGTCGAATCCCTCTTGCGGATCCGTCGACGGGTGAGCGGCCATCAGGCTGGAGTACGCCTCATCGCCGATGTACCGGAACCGGAACACCGCCTCAGAGGCCTTCGCCTGCTCCCGGAGCTCGGCAAGCCGCTGGGAGATCTTGCGCCCTGGGTGCTGCTCGGCGAGGTCGGTGGGCTCCCAGTCCCCGGCCACCTCGAGGAGTTCGGCTTCCAGGCGCTCGATCTCCCCGGCGATCTGTCCGTCCAACAAGATTTTCGCCGACCCCTCGCGGGGCTTGGCCTTGGCCAGCAGGGCCTTGATGTCGGGCATCAGGCGACCACGGCATCGGTCGCGGGCTGGTCCGTCACCTTCATGGGGCTGCTGAACTTGGCGACCTCGTTCGCCGCCGGCGAGATGTTGGCCCGCTCGCCGCACGTGATCGGGTACACCTCGACGTCCTGGCCGACGGCCCACGCGACCTCGAAGTCCACCCCGCGGCGCACGACGAGGTAGCCAGAGGTGCCGTACTTCAGGGTCTTGTACGGGGCGTCCTCGGCCGGGGTCGTACCGCGCTTGAACGTGATCTCGGGGTCGAACCCGACCCGGCCCACGGTCTTCGTGTCGTAGCGGGAGGCCAGCGAGGAGTTGTCGACGTCGGCGGTGGTCGGGTCGATCTTGAGGCCGTCGGGCGTGATCCGCTTGGTGTAGTCGGCAGCCGCAGTGAGCTCGGCCACGGTCGGCGCGGAAATGTTCGCGATGGACGACGCCCAGACCACTCGGGTCTTGCCGTCACTGATCAGGTCGGACATGGGCCCTCCTTGGGGCATGAAAAAGGCCCCTGGCGGGGCGGGCGGAGATGAGAGGCAGGCGGGGGGTCAGATGCGCAGGCAGGCGACCGTCAGGGACGTCGTGGAGGAGTAGCCCACGGCGCAGTTGCCCGACACGGGGTCGGCGAAGAGCTCGGCCGGGATCGGCCCGATCAGCTTCTCGCCGGTGGTGGCCGGCACGGTGACGACGAGGTCGGCGGCGAGCTGGCCGCGCACGCGCGCGGTCGAGGTCAGGGTGACGGTCGTCGGGGTGCCCGAGGTGTTCTTGATGTGGAGGAACGTGCGCTCACCGCAGGGCACGGTGGTGGACGCGGCTGCGGCCCCGTAGGTGGGGGTGAGCCCGGCCAGGCTCACGGTCTGAGGGGTCAGGAGGGGCATAGCGAGTCTCCGATCAGGAGGGAATGGACTGGATGAGGTAGAGCACCGGCACGTACCACAGGGGCGGGGTGACGTCGTCGTCGCGCTGCAGCGGCGGGCCCCCCTGGTCCTCCGGCAACCATGTGGCCCGCCCGTCCACGGCCAACGGCCCGGCCAGGGCCTTGCGGGTCTCGTCGGCGACCCACAGGGCACGCTCGGGGTCCCCGCCCACGCAGGTGATCTGGCACAGGTGCCGGAAATCCGTGCGTTCCCCGGCGAGGGAGGCCCGGCCAGCTGTTCCGGGGTCGGGGTAGAGGACAGCGAACCGGTCCGGTGGGGACCAGGTGCCGCCGGGGGTGCCGCCGATGTAGACGGTCAAGCCCTGGTCCTCGAGGGCCGCCTTCACGGCGTCGACGTGCGGCAGAACGGTCGGTGTCGGTGTCACCACCAGGTCAGCCCCCTTTGCTGGATCAGCGCCATCTGGGCCTCGAACGCAGGCAGCTCGTCCCACAGGGCGCGGTGCCCGTCGTGGTGCGGCGGGTTGTTGACCGACCCGAATTCGAGGATGTTGCCGAGCGCGCCCTGCTTGGCCCCCTTGTCGGGGCCGATGATGGCGAGCAGCTGGTCCGGCCCGAACGCGAGCAGGTCGAATCCGATGGAGCGCGGGTAGGCCGGCGCGTGCTGCGGGGCGGACTGGCGGGCGTTCTGCTGCCAGCCGCGCTTGATGTTCATCGCGCCGTGCATCATGACGGCCCGGGTGTCACGCCGAGCCTGCGGGACAACGCGAGCGAGATGACGCTGCAGGCGGCGGACGTCGCCCATGTTGAACGGGTTCTGCCCGGCGGTCATGACCGGTCCTCCGCCGTGATCCGCCAGGCCGAGGCGGTCCCGTGGTACTGGGCCCCGGTGACGTAGAGGACCAGGCCGGGCATGCGCGGGTCGCTCGAGGACAGGACCTCGACACGGTGCCCGGGCAGTACCCGTACGCCTGGCGGGAGTTCGGTGGCCCAGGGTAGGGCCACCTCGTAGTCCCGCAGGGACACCTGCCGCTCTCCGGCCTGCTCCTCGGTCCCGGTGGCCTGGGCCACCGGTTTGACCCGCGCAGGGCCCGTGCAGAGCGTCGTCTGCGGGCCGGGCGCGGTCGTGCCGGTGGTCCGGTCGAAGACATCGGCGCCCTGCGCGTACAGGCGGACCTCCTCGGTCATGAGCTCCTGGTGCGCGGCCCGGGCCCGTGCCAGGAACGCGGACAGGTCCCTCACGAGGTCACCCCCCAGGCGCTCACGCCGAAGGCCTGCCGGATGGTGTCCTGCTCGCCCTGCAGGAGCGATGCCCGGGCATCGACGAGGGTCTCGGAGTAGTCGTCGATGCTGCGCTGCCGGGTCAGTTCCGGGTTCGTCAGGACCCGTTTCACCGCGTCGCACGCTACCGATACGGCGACCTGGTAGGCCGTGTCGTCGGTGTTGAAGCCGTGCGAGTAGGTGACGGTGACCGGCCCCCACCAGATGCCCCCACGGTGGCGGCAGAGCTTGTCGAAGCCGTCCCACCACCACTCCTCGGCAGTGAGCCCGGCGACGGCCGTGACATCCCGTACGGGCCGCTGCGGCAGTCTGAGTACGGAGGTGCCGGATCCCCGCAGGGTGGCCACGTCGTTGTCGACGCGGGTGATCTGCTGGTATCCGGCCGTCATCCGGATCATGTTGGACGCGTCGGCCAGGAGCCGATCGGCCTGGGACTGCTCGGCTGCGGTCAGGTCCCGGCCTATGCGGAGGTCGGCGGACGTCGCGAACGGCCCCAGAACCATGTCAGCTCAGCTCCCGTACGTCTTGATCAGCTCCGCCTTGGTGGCCTTCTCGATCTCGGCGTGAACGGCCGGGTCGTTGTCGACCTGGGTGAGGGCGTAGGCCCGCCAGTCGGCGACCGGTGCGGACTGCGGAGGCCGGGGCGCCTCGGGCTCGTCGTGCTTCTCCTTGCCCTCGGCCTCCTGGGGGGCGGCGGGCGGTGAGCCGTCGGCGATGCCGGGGGCGACGACCAGGGGCCCGTGCGGGTTGGCCTCCCCGGCGTTGGACGGTGCCCGGAAGTCCTCCGGGCGCGGGTCGACCGCGGCGTCCCGCAGCGGTGCCGAGCTCCGCTCTTCCACCTTGCGGGGGTCCGGGGGCTCCGGGGTCTGCCGGGCGGGCGGGTCGGCGTCGATGCCGTACCCGGCGCCCTGGCAGTACGCGATGACCGCCGGGTCGTCGGACTCGCCGACACCGTCCTGGAACATGATGTTGCCGGGGCCCTGGCCGCTGTAGCCGGGCACCGGGGTGGTGATGCGTGCCATGTCAGCGTCTCCGATCAGCGGACGAGGATGTTGCGGAACACGGCCGCGGACTTGGTGGCCTTGAGGACGACGGCAGCCGGGCCGAGCTCGACTTCGCCGGTCTTGACTGCGCCGGCGGTGGTGAAGTCGGGCATCCACGTCTGCACCAGCGGGGACCCGGACATGGACACGGCGTGGAACCCGTCCAGACCGAACCTGACGGCGTAGATGTCGGTGTAGTTGCCGGCCACCGTCGCCACGGTCTTGGACGTGGTCGGGATGACAAGGTTGCTGCTGCCGGCCTTCGCGCCGAGGTCCACCAGGGCGATGCCCCGGTAGGACTCCACCTGGGCGCCGAACGCGGACGAGGCCCGGTCGTAGTACCCGGCGCGGCGGGCCAGGGACCGGATGCGGGCGATGGCGTCGATGTTGCCGAGGATCGCGTCCGGGGTGCCGTCCAGCATCGCCAGCCACGCATCGAGGGCGTCCAGCGCGTCGTTGGCCTTGCCTGCGTCGGAGCCGATGGTGGCGCCTCGCCAGTCGGTGGAGAGCGCCGCGCCGTACTCGGTGCTTGAGGCCGTCAGGGACTTGGAGAGCCCGTCGAACCCGTTGGCATCGACGGCTGTGTCTCCGTTCACGACGGCGTCGTTGAATTTGGCGTTGGTGGCCTTGATCTTCTGCTGCATCTGCAGCGTGGTCTCCGCTGCCGCGGCAACGCGGTTCAGCACGCGGTCGATCTGGAAGCTGCCACCGAGGGGCTTGAGGTCCACGGTGTACTTCTGCTTTGTGACCTCAGCGGGCACGTACTCGCTGTTGATCGCGCGGAACGCGGCATCGGCCTGGGTGATCAGCCGGTTGTAGCCGTAGGTGAGTGTGGCCCCGGCGCCGGCCTGATTCACGACGTCGTCGAACGTCAGGGTGGACAGCAGGTAGTTGTTCTTCGCGAACTCGTCGATCACCTGGGTGTCCAGGTCATCGGTCGCGTTCAGCTTCGCCTGGGCGAGCGTGACGGGCATGGTCTACTCCTGGGTTTCAGCCGGACTTCCCGGCGAGTCGGGCAGCGACCGCCTCACCGAGGTTGGCCGCGGACTTCTTGTGGGTCTTGCGGGCGCCGCCGTCGGCACCGCCCTGGAAGCGCCGGCCGTCACCCTTCGCGGGTGCCGCCAGGTAGGGCTCGTCCTCGAGCAGTTCGTCGATCAGTTCAGTGATCGCGTCCCGGTCGGGGCGGCCCTTGTCGTTCTCTCCGATCTCGGAGAGGTCCAGCAGCCGGGCGGCCAGCTGCGGGTTGGCCAGACGGCCAGCTGCAGCAGCGATCGCCGCGGACTCGACCCGTTCGCCCCAGACCTCGGCGCGGGCCTCCTCGCGGGCGCGCTCCCGGATGGTGTCCGGGTCGTCGTCGCCCTGGTCGCCGTCCGCGTCCCCGGCCTTGCCGCCTGCCTTGCCGCCTGCCTTGCCCGGCGGCGTCTTCGCGGCGTCGCGGGCACTCTGCTGGCGCAGCTGGGCCTTGAGGCCGCGGTTCTCCTTTCGGAGCGCGCGCATCGCCTTGCGGCCCTTGTCGCCGAGGTCCTTGTCGGTGTCGTCGTCCTGGTCGTCGCCGTCGCGGTCGTCGTCCTGGTCGTCGCTGTCTCCGTCGCCGTCCTGGTCGCCCTGGTCTCCGTCGGAGCCGCCGTCCCCGTCGCCGTCGCCGCCGTCTCCCTCCCCTCGGCCGTCGCCGCCGAGGATGGGCCAGACGGGATACAGCTGGCCCGGGTCCTCGCCGGGGCGGGCCTTGCGCAGCATGACGGCGAGCATGCCGGTGCGGGGATGGCGGGGCAGGGTGGTGCTGAGCATCGCGCTCTCCATGGGGATCGGGGGCGGCGTCGCGCCGCTCCGGGGGTTATCGCACGTAGCCGAAGCGCTGCAGCATCGCGAGCACCTCGGCCTGGTTCTCCGCCAGTTCGTAGATCTCCTCCGGCAGCAGCCGGGGGGTACGGAGGCGGAAGCTTTGCCGGGTGGCCTGTCCGGCGGCGACCGCTCGCCGCCGCTCGGCCTGGTAGAAAGCACCGCGCCGCGTGGTGCCCTCGGTTGTCGCGGCGACGCGGCGGCCGTAGGCGGTGGTGGTGTAGATCCCGCGGCGGGCGTTGACGATGGCGAAAATATCGCCGCCGTCGCGGATGGCCCGGGCGCCGGCCGCGCCGAAAGTGCGGTCCTGATCAGCCCGGGACAGCTGGTTGAAGTAGCTGCTCGGTGTGACCAGCGGCCGCCGGTTGCCACGGGTCACCGGCTGGTGGACGCAGTGGCAGTGAGGGTGGCGCTTGAACGCCACGGCGCTGCCATAGACGATCCCGGCCAGGATCACGCACCTCGAGCACGCCCCACCGGCGATGACCCGTACGTACCCGGTGCAGCCCCGGTTCGAGGCGATCGCCACCCCGGACGCCACCCGGCCCGCGTCGGCCACCTCCGAGGACGCGATCCGCAGCAGCTGGCTACGCCCGGCCTGCAGGGCCGCCCCTTGCGGCATGCCAGCGGCTATCCCCGTCAGCGCGGTGATGCGCGGCAGGTCCAGCAGCGAGGCGAGCGAGCGGCCGTCAGCGGCCCACCCGGCGAAAGCAGCGGGGTTCACCCGCCCTGCAGGATCCGAGACACCGCCGAGCTCCGCCACCGAGTCGCCTACGTACTCCTGGGCACCCTGCGCGGCCGCGTACTGCGCGGCCACCATTATGGCGAGCAGCTGATCAGCGATCTGCCGCCAGGACGCGGAGATGGTCCGCCCGTTCACGCGCCGCCACAGGTCATCCACCGACCGGACCGTCTGCAGGGCAAGCGCCTCCTGGCGGCGGGCGCGCTCGGCGGCCGCCGTGGTGGGCCCGGCCATCAGACCAGCGCCCCGTCAGCCTCCGGCGTCGCGGCGTCCTCCTCGGCCGGGACGTCGCCCGTCATGCCAGCGAACGCAAGCGCCCGGGCCGCGCGGTTGGCGTCCTGCTCGAGCATCGTCTCCATGCGGTCGATCTGAGTCGGGGTGTACCCGGCGTCCTCCATCAGCTGACGCCACGGCACGCCCAAGGCCTTCTTCTTCATGACGGCGTCGATGTGCTGAGCCTCGGTGCGGTACTCGACGTCGCGCCAGATGGTCTCCGCCAGCGGGTTGCGGCCGCGCTTCTCGTCGCCCTTGACCAGGAACGCCAAGCGCATGACCTCCTCCCAGTCCTCCCCCAGAAAACCGGTCTTGTCCCGGCACTTGGAGGCCAGGGCGGCATCCGCGACGGTCAGGCCGTCCGCGGACACGTTCTGGACCTTGCCCATGAAGTAGGTGGGCGGGGTCCGGGAGAGGGCACTGATGTGTTCGGTCAGCAGCGTGATCCCGGCGACGAAGTTGGACAGGTCCGCGGCCTCGAAGTTCCCGAACTTCGCGCCCGGGTTGGAGGCGCGCAGCATCTTGTTCACGGCCAGGCGCCACAGCTCCGGGTCGTCGATCTCCTGCCCGGTCAGCGGGTCCTTGGGAAGGTCGATGCCGGTTCCCCACCGTGCGGGGAACGCGCCGGCCTCGGACGCGGTGAGCATGTCCGCGATCAGCTTGTTCAGGGCGCCCTGGATCGGGATGATCTGCCGGTGCTCGGGCGCCGGGTCATCGGTCAAGCGCGGCTTGTTCAGCAGCTCGACCAGCGGCACCCGGTCCATCGGGTTGGGGATGCGCTGCTGCTCCGGCTCGTCCCCTCGAGGCAGCCACCGGTTCAGCGCGTACGACGACGGGAGGATCAGCCCGGAGGGTGCTTTCGCCCGGCGCCACTTCCACAGCTCATCCCGCAGGTACAGGGTCGCGTACTCGAAGCCGTCCTCACCCGCGAACCGCTTGAAGGCGGCCTTGCGGTGGCGGCGCGAGCCGGGCTCGTACGCCACGATGCACTGCGTGGCGTCCTCCACCGTGATCTCCGGCTCGACCTCGTCGGCGTCCGGGTCCTGCGCCCACACCAGGACGAAGGCCCGGGACTTCACCGACGCTTCGGTGTGCGCGACGCGGGACCAGGCGTCCATGGACGAGGCCTGCCAGATGCGCTGTGCGTCCTTGTCGGCCTGGGGCGGGTCCGCCTCGTCTCCGGTCCCGAATCGGAAACCGACCGGCGTCAGCCGCTCGGCAGGGGCGTCGCACACCACCTCGCACCAGTTGTCCGCGAAGTTCTCGAAGAGGCCGCCGAACGCTGCCTTGAAGCGGTCGCTGGCGAATCCCAGGTTGTGCAGGCCCTTGTAGAAGTTGTTCCACAGGGTGATGTCCGCTTGCCTGCGGTCCAGCTCCTGCTCCAGGACGGAGGTGATGCGGAGCGCTTCCTTTGGGGTAACCGGCACGGGCCACCTCCTATCCGTAGGCAGAGAACGAGTTGCTGATCGCGGACGCGGCCAGCTTCATGGCGTCCGCGCGGGCCTCCACGGCGAGGGCCGCTGTGACGGCGGTGTCGATCTTTCGGTCCTGGGACGGCTTCGTGATCGCGATCCCGGACGGACGCCGGATCGGCTTGGCGTTGCCGACGTGCTCAGCCATCGTGGCGTTGCCGTCGTGCGTGAGCTCCCCGGACAGCGTGGCCGTCTTCAGCCGGTCCAGGGCTGGACACATACGGGTCGGAATCCGGGTCTCGAAGATCAGGAAGATCTCCTCGCCGAACTCCTCGGCCCAGCCGTCGCACTCGTCACGCCAGTCCGGCGGGTCCCCGTACGCGCGCTCCACACGGAAGGTCTTGCGCAGGTGTGTCATGCCGGCCTTCACCTCGGCGCGCGGCACGCGCCAGGATTCCGGGTCGCCGTCGTCCCACTTCGTCCAGATCATCGGACGCCCGTCCGGGAACGTCGGCGTGAACACGTACCCGTCGGACATCCTGCAGGCCGTGATGGCCGTGCAGTCGTCGTGGTCGGACCCGTCGAACCCGACCGTGATCCGCTCGCCCGGCGCCACGTCCTGCCGAAGCTCGCACCGCTCCCACAGGTGCTTGGACAGCCACGTCTCGGAGAGGGAGACCGGCAGGTTGAGGAAGTACCTGCGGAACTTCGCCCGGTCCTGGGTGGGCTTGTGGGCCAAGGCGATCATGCGGTCCAGGTCCATGTGCTGCGCGAACGGCCCATAGGCCTGCATCAGTCCGCGCTTGAGCTCGCCCGGGTCCTCGTACGCCTGGTCCTCGAGGAGGCGCGCAGGCGCCGCCACGTGGTTGAAGTGCAGCCGCGGCGCCTTGCCGGCCTTGTGGTTGCGGTGGGTGCGCTCGGCAATGGAGTCCTCGCCGATCGCGTACATCGTCGACGTCTGCAGGAACCACGGCTCGGCCGCCTTCCGCTTCATCGTGTTCCGCTCCACCGTCTCGTACATGTCCCGCAGCTCCGGCGACACGTACAGGTGCGTCTCGTCCGCGACGGAAAAGCTCTCCTTGCCGCCGTCCTTGGCCGCCGAGCTCGCGGTGGACGGGCGGATCTCGCCGCCGTCCGGCAGGAACACCCGAGTGCTGGTCTGCCAGTCGTTGCCGATGTCGACACCGGGGTAGTCCTCGGCAAGCCGGTCCGAGTGGGACAGCATGTACGTGACGTTCGCGTACGTGTTCCCGGCCTGTGTCTCCTCGGTGGCCAGGCACCGGATGAACGGATAGGTGACCGGAGCACCGACCGCCTCGCCGGTCTCGTACTCGTAGCCCCAGTCGGAGACCTCGCCCGGCTCGGCCCAGTGATCGAAGCGGACCGGGGCCAGGGCCTCGGCCACCACGATCATGCCCGCGATCTCGGATTTCGCGCGTCCCTTGGCCCGGGACAGCATGACCTCGTCGAAGCGCCGGCGCCCGCAGCCGTCGATGGCGTAGGCGCAGACGATGAACTCGATCATCTCCGAGTCGAGTTCGATCTCCTGGCCCTGGACGTCACCGGGGCCGTGGGGGAGATAGAACTCGATCCAGTCCGCCAGGGCGTAGCCGAGAGAACGGCGGACGCCCGGCGTCCTCATTCCTCACCGACCGCCCGGAGGCGCGAGCGCACGTCCTTGCCCCCGCGGGGAGGGCGGGCGGCGCGCTGGGCGCCCACCTCGTCTGCGGACACCTCCCAGCGCAGGCGGAGCATCGACAGCGGGTTGAGACCCAGGCGGTCGGCCAGCATCCTGGCTTCCTTGGACGCGTCCAGGTCACCCATCTCCGCCTGGACCTTCCAGCGGACGTACTGCGCAACCTCCCGCGTCCAGCCGAGGCGCTCCCACGCCACGGCCTGCGGGGTGTGCCACAGATCGGCCCAGAGCTCCGCCTCGACGGCCTGAGCGGCCTCCAGCTTCTTGGCGAGGATGTTCGCCTCGGTCTGCGCGGCGTCCAGCTTCTTCTGCACGGCGCTCTTGCGGCGTCCGGTCAGCTCCGGCTCGAGCAGCTGCAGTTCGAGTTCGTCTGCCAGGCGGCGAGCGGCGTCGCGCCGAGCCGTCATGGTGACGTCGTCGAGCAGCGGCCAGCGCGGGGGAGGTCCCGTACGGCCGGAGGCCGGCAGTTTGGTCATTGCGACCTGTGCGTTGCGGCGCCTGCTGGTCGGGTTGGGTGCGGGCCCGTTGCCTGCCATTGGATATCCCTCCCTGGGTGCCGTCGCGGCACGTCAGCGCCCGGCCGTCGCGGCCGAGCAGGGTTACAGCGGGTCACGTTGGTCGCGTCGTCGCGGACCCTCCAGACCCGTACACACAGCGAGCTGCCTCCCCGGCGGTCCCCCGGATGATCATGGAGGGGGCCCTCCCCCGGGGTGATCATGACCCAGGGTGACCATCAAGATCACTGGCAGTCAGTCCGAACTCGGCCAGGGGGCGGGTCATGGGAGTGGCCTTGCGGACCGTCCAGACCTCGTCCGGGCGGTCCGGGTCAGGCAGCCACCGGCCGTCAACGTCCCGCTGCAGCTCTCGGTAGACGATGGACAGCCCGCGCCGGCCGCTGCGCTCGATCGTGAGACCGGGCCTGGAGGCGATGCGCCTCGGGTCGATGCCGTTGGCCGTAGCCCATGCGCAGAGCGCCTCGCGGTGCCTGTCGATGGCCTGCTCGGTGATGGTCACGAGGACGCGCGTACTCATGTGCTCCGCCTTCCTGGTCGACGTCGTCGGGCGAGAGACGGCAGCGCGAGGAGCAGCAGGGCAGCACGGCCGCGGTGTGTGGTGCGCAGCGTGCGGTGCGTCTGGTCGTGCAGTCGTTGGATGTGGAGCTCGGTGCCGGCCGACTGCAGTTCGTTCACTGGTTCCACCCCCCTGGCTGGTGCCGTGCTGTCTCGCTGCTGTGGCAGGGAGGGCAGAGGCCGCGTCCGTACTGGGGATCGTCAGGGTCGGCGCCGAGCGCGATGAGCTCGCGCCGACTCTTCGGCCAGTGGTCGGCGTGCACGGAGGGGCGGGCACACGGGGAGGGGTGGCCGTGGGCCTGGTCGGTGCAGACACACAGTGGGTCGCGGGCGAGGACACCAGGACGGAAGCGCTGTTCGTGTCCTCGCCCGTACCCGCGCTGTCGTGCGCTGCCGCGCTGCTGCTCGGCCTCGGCGCGGTGCGCGGCGCAGCGGCCGGCGGTGGTGAGGTGGGGGCAGCCGTCCACGGTGCAGACGGTGAGTGCTCGGCGTCGGGCCACGGCGTGCCCCCGTTCACTCAGTCAGTTGCCGTCGACCTCGCCGTCCTCGGCGTAGTCCTCGAGGTCTTCGGGATGTTCGCCCAGGTTGCCGAGGCCTTCCTTCTCGAGGATGTAGCCCATGATCAGCGTCTCGTAGTCGTCGTCCGAGATGTCCTGGCACTCGGTGGGCCGGTTGGTCTTGGTCGACGTCTCATCGATGGCGGCTGCGCAGTCGTCGGCGGTATAGCCGCAGCCGGTGAGTGCGAGCAGGAGTGCGGTGCCGATGGCGGCGGCGGTGAGTCTGGTGCGCATGGTCCCCCCTGGGACTGAACGGTGAGGGGCCATCGTGGCGCAGCGCGGGGGCTGGTGTCCTGGGGTCAGTGGGTCTCGGCCATGCCGACCAGGCGCAGGGCGCGGCTGCGGGTGGCGCGCTCGGCGCGGGCGACGTCGGCGAGGGCGTAGAGGCGGGTGCGGCCGTCGTCGGCGAGGCCTGCGGGTGCGAGGTGCCCGCGGCTGCTCCATTGCCGGATGGTGCAGGACCTGATGTGCGCAGCGCCGGCGCTGAGCGCCTGGCGGGCCCGGTCGGCGTGTGTGGCTGCCTGGGCGGCGGTGAGCAGGGTGGGGGTCATGGGCCTCCGTCCGGGCATGCGAAAGCCCCTGGCCGTCGGTCAGGGGCTCGGTGTGGGCACACGTGTGGCGCTGGCAGCAGTGTGACGCTGATTGCTGATCTTGTCCAGCGGGACGCGGTGCGCCCCCGTCCGGGGAGCTCCGGGCGGGGGCGCGGGTCCGAGTAGCAAGCGGCTCTTGGACGCCTCAGACGGTACGGCGCAGCACTGACAGCAGGGGCCGCTACTTGGGCTTCGCGGTGCCCTTGCTGGCGGCCTGGGCCTTCTTGGTCTCCTCGTTCTTCCTGGCGAGGTCGCCGATGCTGATCTGCTTCTTGAGTGACATGGGTCAGGTCCTCTCGGTGTGCAGCACGGTGTGCCGGGCCGGGTTTTCCGGGTCGTCGGTGACGGTGAACGGGTAGCCGTTGCTCTGGTTGTTGTTGTTGCTCTGACCTGGGACAACAACGCCAACAGCAGGGGGGTCAGAAGGGGGCCGGGGGAGGGGTGGGAAGTCATCTCGGTGGACCCCCTCGCGGCCGCCTTTGGGGGGCACCCGTACGCCATCCCTCACGCGGACCCCGTGGCGGGTGAGGAGGGCGCGCACGTCGCGGGTGGCCCACGGGGTGGCGGGGAGGCCCATCAGGGGGGTGCGGGTGAGGTGCTCGGCGAGGGTGGCGAGGTGGACGCCGGAGCCCTCGGTGTAGAGGTCGGCCAGGAGCAGCGCGACGTGCTCACGGGTGAGGAGCTCGGCCGGGTGAGGCTTCCCGGCCGGGGGCTCCTCGGTGGCCCCCTTCTCGGGGTCGGCGGCCGGCTTCTTGGCGGGGAGGGCGGCGGCGTAGCCGAGGACGAGTGAGGTGAGCACCCAGCCGGTGGCCAGGCCGAGAGCGATAGCCGTGGTCCACGGCAGGCCCTTCGCGGCGGCTGCGGTGATGAGGAGGCCCACCCAGCGGAGCAGCGCCGAGCCCTCGGCGGCCTGCTTCGCCGGAGGCTTCGGGGTCGTCTTCCTCGAGGGCTTGGGCTGCTCCCCCGCGCTGTCCTCCGGGGCGCCCTCGGACTGTTCCTTCGTGGGCTTTTCGGGGGTGGCGGCGGGCTTGGGGCTGGCGTTGCAGAGCCAGTCAACGGTCCGGTGGCTGAGGCGGGATGATCCGACCCAGAGGGCGCTCCAGAACGCGATCCAGTACGTCACGCCACACGCTCCCCGAGCATCATGAAGAGGGCGCCGACCAGTTGGCGGGGGATGGCCCACACGGAGCCGTCTCCGGCTGAGGGCCAGGTGAACGCAGCGATGAGGCAGAGGAAGGTGGCCCGCACGGGATTAAGCGGTGCGACCACCATCAGGATGAGCAGGAGCAGGGACGCTGCGCCGATCCCGATTTCCCCGAACGGTCCGCCACCTGCGCCTACGCCGAGGCCGGCCCATCCCTGCTGGACGAACTGGTCGGCGTGGGTCCAGATCTCGCCCGCGGCGGTATAGGCGGAGCCGGTGAGGAACGCGACGAACCCGGCACGGCCGGTCGTCAACTTGACCTTGCCCTTGCCGATCACGCCGAACACCAGGAAGGCGGTGAGGATGACGGCGAGGCCGCCGGAGCCGATGAATCCGAAGATGCTGCTGCCGCTGCTGGGCGCTGCGAGGTACATGACTGCGGTTCTCCTACAGGGCGTTGGGCGCGTTGAGCGCCAAGGCGAGGGCGGCGGAGCAGACGGGGATGCGGGCGGCCCAGACGGTGACGGGGTGCAGCGCGGGCGGCATGTAGGGCAGGCCGGGGAGGTAGCTGGCGACGATGTACGTGACCAGGCCGAGGGCGATCCCGACGGGGGCTCCGGCTCGGCCGGCGTCGGCCAGGAGCTCGGCCATCTGCTGGGGCAGGCCGAGGAACCATCCGGTCCCGGCTGCTCCTGCGTGGTAGACGACCCAGAGGCGGCGCCGGTAGAGACGTTCGGCGGCCTGGGCGGCGGCCGGGTCGACGGGCGGGACCCACGGGGGCGGCGGGGGCTGATGGACGGTGACGTGGATACCGGGCGTGGCCGCGAGGCGCTCCTGAGCGGTGGGCTCGGGGGCCGGGGTCGGGCTGCTGCCGAACGGGCGGGGAAGCACGTACCACCAGGGGCGCGCCGCCTCGGGCTGCTCCTCCTGGTCGTCCTCGTCGTCCTGGTCCTCCTCGGCCTCGGGCGTGGCGGGTGCCGTGGACTCGGGGATGACGTGGACCTGGACGAGAGGGGCCGGCGGCTGCTCCTCGTCAACCGGCGGGCCGTCGATGATGCGGCGCAGCCGGTCGCGGATCGTCTTCTCGTCGTCGCTCATGAGGTAGCGGACCCTCCGGTGAGGGCATCTCGGATGCGCTGGGCACGCGGCTGGCCGATGCGGTACGTGCCCTTGAGGCGCCCTACCCCGGGTACCTCGCCGGGGAAGTCGGCGCGGGCCTGCTCGATGAGCGGGTCGGGATCCGGGACGTCCCTGTCTCCCTCCGGTTCTTCCTCGTCGGGTAGGGGTACCTCGGGTGTCTCGGGTGGGGGTACCTGGGCGTGCACGGCGGTACGGGTAGGGCTACCTGCTGCGGCGTGGACAGGGGTGCGGGGGCGGATGCTGCGGCGGCAGATGACGGGGAGCAGCAGGGCCCCGGCGGGCACGGTGTGAGGCGGTGCGGGTAGGGCTACCTGCTGCTGCGCGGGTAGGGCTACTCCGGCGGGTAGGGCTACCTGCTGCGCCTCGGGTAGGCCTACCTCGGCTACCCGCTCCAGGGTGACCTGGGGCGGGGTAGAGGCCGTCCAGGGGGACGTGATCGCGATGGTGGACAACTCCTTGGCGCTGCGCCGGGCGGCGAGCTCCTGCATGAGGCGGTCGCGCTGGGCGGGGTCAGTGGCCGCGCCGGAGCGGGCGACTGCTGCGGCCAGGCGGTGGCGTCCCCACGGGCGCAGCTTGGTGCGGGAGGCGAGGCGTACGGCGCGGGTCGAGGCGCGGTCGCGGGTGATCTGTTCCGCGGTACGGTCCCGGGTCGCGAGGCCGAGGTAGGACAGCAAGCGCTCGCGGAGCTCGCGGCCGATCATGGCGGGCAGGCCGGTCGACAGGGCGTCGGGGCGGACGACGCGGATTTCCAGGCCCATGGCGAGGTGCCAGAGCAGGCCAGCCATGACGGGGCCGATGACTGCGCGGACCGTGCCGCCGACGATCCCGGACTCGGAGTAGGCCGGGATGATCTGTACCCCGGTGATGACCCAGACGAGTACCCCGGGTACCCCGGGGGTGCCTGCGTGGTCGGCGGTGGCGGTGGCGGCCTTGTTCGAGCGGGCCATGAGAGCGCAGGCGAGTAGGGCTACCTCGGCGGCGGCGAACATGATGATGCGCTCGGTGGTGTCGCGCATGCCGAGATGGTGCGCAGCGAACCGCCAGGACGTGTCCGCGGTGTAGGCGGTGCAGACGAGGGCGCCGGCCGCGGCAACGAGGACGGGCGCCGGCGGCCAGGTCCAGGAACGGAACGTACGGACGGCGCCCCACCCCGCGCCAAGCACGGCCAGGAGGACGGCCGCGGCCATGCCGGCGGTCGGCCATGGGTGGTGGACCGCCCAGGTGGCGATCTGGTCAGTGGTCACGTTGGTGCTCCTTCAGGAGCGATATGCGCCCGGGCCGCGATGGTGCGCGGCCCGGGCGGAAGGGGGCGGGGTCAGGAGCGGCGGGCGCGGGCGGCCTGGGCGGCGCGGGCCATGGCGGCACGCCCCTCGGCGCCGGCCTGGTAGTCGCGGCGGCAGGCCTCGACGGTGGCGGGCTCGGAGATGACGCTGCCGGGTCGCCGCTCGGGCGTGACGGGCTGGGCCTGCTGGCGGGCCATCAGACGGTCCTCGCGGCGGTGCGCAGGCAGATGGCCCAATCGCCTCGGGTCCGGGCGCTGGCCCAGAGGTCGGCGGACAGGGCGCTCATCGCGCGGCGGGCGGCGTGGTGGGCGATGGCCTGCGGGTAGCCGGACAGGATGCGCTGGTCGGCGCGGGCGAGCGTGCGGCCCCAGCCGGTGATGGTGAGGTCATCGGCCGGGCGGCGCTCGGTGAGCTGGTCGGCGGCGTGAAGGAGCAGCTGCGCGGCGAGGCTCGGCATGGAGGTGAGCTCGAGCAGGCGGGCGTCCAGCTCGGTGCGGGCTGCCGGTACAGCGGCCCCACGGATACGATCGGTCACGGTCATCACTCCTGGTGAGTCAGGTGGATGGCTGGCCCCGGCCGGAGGTGCGAACTCCGTCCGGGGCCGTTGTGCATCAGCAGTGCGGACTGCTTGCCCAAGACTGTAGGGGCCCCCTACAGTCTTGGCAAGCAGCACGCCCGATACGGAGGAGTGCGGCTGTGAGCGACGAGGAGGTGCGGCAGGTGTCTGACGCCCTGGAGGCCGTGGAACGCATCGCAGACCCAGAGGCACGGGTGCGGGCCAAGAGCCGGATCATGGCCGACCAGGTCAGGCGCAACCGAGAGTGGTCAGCCGAGCGGTCCGAGCTGATCCGGCAGATGTGGGACGGCGGGAACGGCCTGTCGTACCGGGAGATCGCCGCGCGGCTGGACATCAAACTGAGCACGGTGCAGGACGTATTCCGCGCCTACAAGGGCTCAGGAGTCCACCGGCCGCGGGCGGACGCGCCGCCGGCAGCTGAGTAGCAGCAAGCTGCGCCCCTCCCAGGAGTGTTGGGAGGGGCGCAGCTGTGCGTGCAGCCTATGTCCGGGTGCGGGCGGGCCGGTCTCGGGTGAGGCTGGGCGCATGTCCGGTCATCTGCCCGTCATCGTGTACCCGCCGTCGCCGACCGGTGGCCGCCGGGTGCGAGTCGACGGCGAAATCCTGGGCCTGGCCAGTTCGATGCGGGACGTCGCAGAGTTCCTGCGGCGCGCCGGCATGGACGGCCTCGAGGCGAGCGACGTCGAGCGCTCCGAGCTGATCGATTGGCGCGGGGGCGGACCGGACGTGTGGACCGCCCCCTGATGCTCAGGCCGCGGCCTGAGCGCGACGGGCCTTCTCCTGCTGCGCCTGCATGAGCAGGGCGGTCCGGGCCAGGGCTGGCATGACGGCGGCCCGGTGGGCGTCGTACTGCTCGGGGGTGAGCCGGTGCCCGCACTCCTCGCACGTGATGTGGAGCAGGTCCTCCCGCTGGACCAGGCCCCATCCGTCACAGACAGGGCAAGGCGCGTCCTTCACCGTGCGGCGCTCCTCGGTGTGCGTGATGCGCTGAATTCGGTGCATGAGGTCCTCGAGCTGGCTGTAGAGCTCCTCGGCGTACGGGCGGGTGACGGCGTACGGGAGGTAGGCGACCAGCCACGTCGACCAGGCGCTGATGCCCGTACCGGTCCGGGGCCAGGCTGCCGCGTGCCCGTGCCGCTCGATCCGTGCCGTGCCGTGCGCGTCGCGGTGTACGGCCGGGATGTCGGCGGCGATGTAGTGCGCCCACCCGGCGAGGAGCGCGGTGATCGGGATGCCGCCGGTGGCGTCGCCGTGCGGGTCGTCGACAGGCACCGGCTGGCCCGGGCCGAGCAGGTCCAGGGACCGCAGATCGAGCGGCAGGGGTGAGTGCGCGCGGCCGGTGCCGCCGCGCTGCGCGGCGCCGGCCGCGGGCTGCAAGCAGACCTGCAGCAGCGCGGCCTGCCCGGGCATCCCGCGCAGCCAGGTACGGGCCCTGTGCTCGCACCCGTCGCACAGATACCGGTCCTCGGCGGTGCCGTGGCCGCAGATGCTGCAGGTGGTGGTGTCCATGATCGTGCTCCCGTGCGGTGGGTCAGGTGGTGGCTGGGTCGGGTCCGCTGCAGCCGAGCTGCGCGCGGATGGCTCCGGTGTGGCGCAGGTCGGTGCACGGCTGCGCCGGGGGCGTGCTGACGTCGGTTGCTGCGCCTTGGTCGTCGGGCCACTCGATGCGGGAGCCCGGGTAGCAGGCGGTCAGCAGGTCGGCGGTACGGGCGCCGCTGCAGAGCCCCCATTCCGGGTCGTCCATGACGATGACCCGCCCGGTGGGGAACTCAGCGCCGTCCAGGACCTGGCCGTGAGGGAGGTGGAGGCGGAAGCCGCGGGCGTAGGCGGTCACGGGCCCACCACCGTGGTGCAGAGCCCGGAGAGGCACACGGCCTGGCTCTCGCTCACGTAATGGACATGCTCGCCCGCGTGCAGCAGGTCCTCGGCGGCGGCCCGTGCCGGGCTGATCTGGTCGGTGGTCATCGGTTCGGTGTCTCCTCGGGGTGCAGACGGATCGGTGGTGCAGGGTGCGTGGGTCGGTACCTATGAGGGGGGCAGAGGTCGAAGCCGCCGCCGGCATCCCACCCAGCGCGGGCGGCGGCTTCGTACGCCTCGGCTTCGGTGCTGGCGCCGGTGTGCAGCCGTGCCGCACAGGTGCCGTACGGGCCGGAGTCGTCGCAGGACACGACCATGGACAGGCTCACCGGTGCTCCCGGACGCACGTGGTGGAGTCGTGCTCTCGGCCATGGGTGTGGAACCCGGGCTCGCAGCACCAGCTGGCCCACGGCTCGATCCCGGTGCGCAGCTCGGCGCGGGCGCGCTGGCGGGCCTGGTGGTGCAGGATCTGCAGCGCCTCGGCTGCGCGCCGGACGTACGAGGCCGCCTCCCAGCAACCGCCGGTCAGGACGAGGCACAGCAGCACGGCGAGCGGGCGGCCGTCCGTCGCGTACAGGAAGCCCAGGACGGCGAAGGTCGCGCCGGCCAGGATGAGGGCGGCGTACCGCAGGCGGGCAGATATCACCGGGCGCCTCCGGCCTGCGCGGCACGCCACGCGTCGACCACGGCCGTCGGGATCGAACCGCGGTCCGAGACGGCGTGCCCGTTGTCGCGCGCCCAGGCTCTGACGACGGCCTGGTCGTAGCCGGGGGCTGACGTCCTCCGCCTCGGGCGCAGCCGGTCTTTGCGGGCACGGAGCTCGGCGAGCTGCTGGACCAGGCGCTGTTCCTCGGCGTCGGCCTGGGCGATCTCCTCGGCCTCGGCGTACAGGCCGCGGAGCTCCCGGAGCAATGCCCGGGCCTGTTCCCCCTTGCGGGCCACGAACCGTGTCTCGTGGGCCTCGGCCCAGGCGAGGAGCTTGCCGACCTGGAGAGGCGCGGCACTGCTGGTCGGAGTTTCCTGAGGGGTGCGCGGGCCGGGTACGGGGCTGGGCTGCATGAACTTCCTCTTCTCAGCGGTGACGTGAGGGATCTCGGGCGCAGGGTGGCGCAATGCATCTGGGTCGCCGCGTGTCACGCCGCCTGTCCTTGCGCGCGGCGTGCTGCCCGCCACCGGGTGACGGTTCGCGGGCTGACCCGAGTAATGCGGGCGACCTCGGTGGCAGGCAGCCCGCGGTCGGTCAGGGCCAGGCCGAGCAGGACCCGCTCCCTGCGCGTCATCCCGGGGAGCAACCTCCGGGCGGCGGCTGCGGCTGCAACGTCGTCCCGGTCCGCGGTCGTCCACTCGTTGTGGTCGAAGTCCCTGTGCGTGCGCCACCGTTCACGGTGGGTCCAGCACAGGCTGCAGCGGCGGGCACGCTGCCTCTCGCACCCCGGGGCGCGGCACAACGGCGAGGCGATCACAGGGACCGCCACGGGGCCGGCCGCACACCGGACCGGGCACGCTGCCCACTGCTGCTGCGCCGGGGCGGCGGTACGGGGCAGGTGGCGTGATGGGGCATGGCCTGCCACTCGCCGGGGCGGATCTCCGGTCGGGCCGCGGTGATGCTGCGCACGTACAGCAGCCCGTCCGCTCCGACCATCACGGCGAGGTTCCCCTTAGCGGTGGGCTCGGCGTCGATCGGCTGCCTCTTGCCGTTCGCGGTGGTGAGCGCCCAGCAGATCCGGGCGCGGCAGCCGCGGCAGGTGGTGATGTGGGCAGTGCTCGGCTTCATGCTGGGTTCCCTTCGGGGTCGGACTCGGTGAGGTGGGGCAGGACCAGGCGGTGGCCGTAGAGGTAGAGCGCGCGGGTGCGCCCGTGCTCGGCGACGGCCTGGCGGACGGCGTCGGGGGTGGCGGCTGCACGGAGCTCCCGCAGCTGCTCGCCGGTCAGGTCCGACGTCGGCGGAGGCTCGGCGGCCGGGGCGGGCCGGGGCACCCAGTCGGTCACCACCTGCCGGAGGGGCCGCTCCTCCGGCACCGGCCGCTGCTGCTGCGCCCCGTCCGGATCGGCGGGCGTACCGGCGTCGGCGGCGGCCAGCTGGTTGGCGATGCAGACCGGGCAGGGGGCGCCGGTCGACCAGGTGAACCCGCTCTCGCAGCTGTCGAGGTAGCAGCCGTGGCGCACGAGGGCGGCGCCGAGGATCCACCGACCAACGTCGCCGCCCCGCGGGGCTTCGGTCGTGGCGTAGCGCAGGCGCAGCCGGTCGGTGAGCCGGTGTTCGCCGGTGCCGGCGCACAGCTGTCGGCCGATCTCCTGGCCGATGCGGCGCATGACGTACGTGCTGATCTCGGGCAGGTGGTGGCGTACGGGCTCGAGGACCCGCCACACCCGGGGCGATAGCTGCAGTCCCGGCCCGGAGTACGTCCCGGCTCCGCTGGTGTTGCTGCGCTTTTCGTCGTGACCCGCAGCGCGGAACGTCGGCCCAGCCGAGTTATCCACAGGCGCAGCCCGGTAACTACCCGCGGTTCGCCTCCGGCGGATCCCCCCACCCACCCGCTTTTTCGTCAACAGTCGGTCAGTCGTGTGGTCTTCCTTAGACGGGGATCCGTCAGCTATGCGGGGAGCCGATCCGTCATGTGTGTCAGGAGACGCGGCAGGCTCGAAAAGGGCCTCCTGCACGGGCTCGGTGGTCTCCGGGACGGTGTGCAGCGGGCGCTGGTGGGCCTCGTAGGCGTGACGTCCGCGCGGCCCCTGGCGGCGGTGGACGGTGACCCAGCCGAGGTCCTCGAGGGAGTCGACCAGGCGCATCACCTGACGCTCGCCCAGCCGCTCACCGGCACTCTCGCCGTACTGGTGACGTACGACGTCCTGCAGGTCCGAGAGAGCCAGCGGGATGCGGCGGGCCTGGGCGTAGCTGATAGCGGCGTACAGGCGCAGCTGACGTGGTGTCAGGGACGTTGCGGCGCGGGCGGGGAGCCAGACGAACAGCTCGTCCTTGTCCATCGTGCGGACGTACCGCTCGGCGGTCTCGCCCTCTCCGTCGCGGGCGGTGTGCCGGATCGTGACGACCTCGGCGACGCCATCGGTGCCGGGCGTGGTGAGCTGCGTCAGCGCACGCTCGACTGCGGACTTGGACAGGCCGAGGTACTCGGCGATCGTGGCGACGGCGGCACGGCAGTTCTCCGGCCGCATGGCGAGTGCTGCGATCTTGATGTAGACGGTCAGGGCGGCATCGCCGTACTGACCGCCTACAACCAGGCGCAGGGGCACACGAACACGAACACCGCCGACGCGAGGCCGTGCCTCGGCCGCGCACTGCGGCTGAGGGCACGGCGCAGCAGCAGCCGGGGCTGCTCCTGCGTACGCGACGGCGGTGGTCAACGGGATCTCCGGTAAGTCAGGTGGTGGGCTGGGCGGTCTGCTGGGCGGCGGTGTTCTCCGTGGTGGTCTTGCGGCGGAGGCTGTTCAGGACGTGGTTCGGGATCGTCAGGGCCAGGTCTGCGGTGTCGTACTGGGCGCGGGGCGGCGTCTGCCGGATCCACCCGCGGCCCCGGAGCGTGTTGAGCGCGACGACGACCTGCCCGGCGTGCAGGCCGGTGTCGTGGACCAGGCCGACGAGGCGGGGCTGCTGGGTGATGTGGCCGGCCACGTCGGCGTGCGTCGCCAGGGCGATCGCGACGAGACGGGGGTGCGGCGTCATGCCGGAGCCGAGGATGGCCCGCTCGTACAGGGCCCGGTACGCCATGCCGGTGGGCGCGGTGCCGGGTGCGGTGAGCCGTCGGTCGCTGGCGGCGGCCGTGGTCTTGCGGGCCATGTCGGCGGGGGACGGTCGGCGGGGTGCTGCAGCAGTGGTCACGACTGCTCCTGTTCTTCGGACTGTTCGGCCTCGGCCTGGGCGGCGAGGTGGAGGTAGGACCCGGCGGGCCAACCCGGGCCCGGCGGGGGCTCGGGGCGGCCCTGCAGGGCGGCGGGGGTGTGGCGGTCGCAGCACCAGCCGCGCGGGTAGAGGCGGGCGTAGTGGATCCCGCACGGCGGTGGCGTCTCGCAGGCCTGAATGGATCCGCTCACGGGGCGGGGGTCACCAGCTGGCAGCGGGTGCACTGCCGGTCGCCGGTCTTCAGCTCCTCGTGCTCGGTCTGCAGGTGACCGCACCGGGTGGAGTGGCAGGCCTGCCAGATCAGACCGGTACGCGGGTCCATGCCGACGTCCTGACGCTGAGCGCGGCCGAACAGGCGGGCCAGGGCGCGGCACGCGGCGATGGCGAGCAGCGCGACGACGACGGCCCAGGCGACGACACCGGTGAGGGTGACGGAGATCGCGGCGATGATCAGCCAGTCAGGCATTGGCCCGCCTCCGCGTCGTCTTCACGCGGAGCTCGGCCAGGGCGATGCCACGCATGGAGCAGAGGCCGGAGCACCAGATGCGGTCCGGGTCGGTCGATCCGTACACGCCGGCGCGCACCCACCCGCCCGGCAGCTCCGCCTCGTCGACGCTGTCCGCAGCGACTCCGCAGCGGGGCGTCGTGCAGGTACCGGGGATCTCCGGGTGAGCAGGCGGGCGCGGCATGCCGTAAGTCGGGTCACTCTGGTCCCTCGACTTCGGGGGCCTCTTCTTCGGCGGGGTGTTGAATCCAGCAGCAGCCACGGCTACTCCTTGCTGCGATGTGCGGTGTGGGTGAGGTGCCGGTCGGCGAGCCAGCCGGTGATGATGACGGCCAGGTCGACCAGGCCGAGCGCGAGGACGGCGAGGAGTAACCAGGCCTCGCCGTTCACTCGTCGGCGTCCGGGTCGTACGCCGTGGCGACCTCGAGCGGGGTGACGGTGTAGCCGGTCTCGACCTCCTCGCCATCGGCGGTCTGGACGACGAGCTCGGCCACGGCCAGGTCCTCGTCCTCCTCGTCGGCCAGCCAGTCGAACGTCACGGTTCCGGGGAACTCGCGCGAGGCGAACGCCTCGCAGTGGCGCTGTGCTTCTCCGGCCGTGGTGTAGCGGCTGAGTTCGATCACGCCGTGCGAAGCGCGGTAGGTGAGGACAGACCGGGGTTCGGTCGCGCCGGCCAGGCGGCGCAGCAGGTCCGCGGCGTCCTGCAGGGCAGTCAGCGGGCCGACTTCGCGAAGCCTGATTGCCTGTTCCACGGTCATGCTGAGTTCGTCCACAGCTGCGGCGGCCTCGGCGAATGCTTGCGCGCGGCCCAGGGTCAGCGGAGTGGACGTCGCCTCGGTCTTAGCCGTGGTGTCCTTCTCCAGCTCGGCCAATCTGGCCTGCAGTGCGGCGTGCTCGGCGACGGCTTCGGGGAACTGCAGCAGTTGCTCCGACTCCAGCGCCATGGCGAGCGTGGCGGCCAGGCCGACACCGTTCTTCTGTGCGGCAAGGATCACGCGGGAGGCGGCGGCGATGCGGCGGACGTTCACGCGTCGCCACCGGCCGGGGTGTCGGTGTCCTCAGTGATGGTCCAGGCGCGGACTCGTACGCCACGGATGATGACGTTGGCCTCGGTGTACTGGGCGTGTTCGCGCGTCTGGTGCTTGACGCGGTCGACCTGGGAGTCCCACGCCGTGGCGAACTCGATGACCCGAGTCGGCTGCTGCGGGAAGTACAGGCTGACGTCGTACCTCTCGCCGTTCTCAGAGAGGCTGACGTCCGTGGGCATCACCACCTGCAGGACGCTGACGGCCTCCTCGGAGACGGCCAGCGCGTGCATCAACGCGTCCATCTGCTCAGGGCGACGGGAGGTGCTCAGGGTCAGGGTGGAGTCGGTAATCTCAGTGGTCACGGTGTACCTCGATCTCTTAGGCGGGTTGAGGTGTGCCGGTAGGGGGCTGCCACGGACCACGCCCGGTCCGGGTGGCCCCGCGGCCGTTACTGGCCAGCTGCGCGGCGCGGAAGTCTGGGGACGAGTGCCAGCGCGGGGGGCGAAGAGTCCGCGCGGCGGCGAGGGTTGACCTCGGCGGCCGGAGCGATCTCCTGAGTTGTGGTGTGCAGGTCCACCAGCAGCTGGAACTGGTGGTCGGTGAAACGCCAAGCACCCGCGACCTTCACGGCGGGCACGCGCTTTGCCTTGGCCTGCTCCCGCACCCACCACGCCGAGACCTGCAGCGCGGTCGCTACGTCCTCGGAGGTGTGAAGCGTGGGCAGGCTCATCAGGCGCGCTCCTGGCCGGCGATGTATTCAGCCACCGCGTGCTCGTGCGCGACGACGCGTCCACCGATCTTGAAGGTGGCCGGGCCGCATCCCTTCATCCGCCATTTGCGGAGCGTTCCGGGGGTGATGCCCAGGCGTGATGCGATTCCGGGACCGGACGCTGTGTCTGCGATATAGATCAAACCGGGTGGGGGGCACGGGCGTGTTCGCATGACTCATCCCTTCGGGTGTCACTGGATTCTTGGTGCGATGACGGAGTCGCTTCGTTCCTATTCGGAGACGACGGGGGCGCGAAAAGGACCAGGAGCGCCACCCCCAGCGCCTCCGCTATGGCGTGAGCCGACTCCGGATCACACGTCGTCCTGCGCCCGCTGACCAGGTGCCCGACCGTCGCGTGCGGTAGCCCTACAGCGTCCGCAAGTGCACGAATGCTGTACGGGGCGCCTCGGCCCGGGTGTTCCATGACCCAGGCGAGGATGCCTCGATCGCGGAGGGTGTAGCGGACTCTCACAGCGGCTCCAGATTCGAACGTCACGACTACGTTCGGGAACACTTAAGCACAACGTATCCGGTTCGTCTACGAATCCGAACGGCCGGATGTGGCGTTTTTGTGAAAGCGCGCTCCGCTGTACCGTGAGGTGTAGACGGTTCGTCTACAGATCCGACATGGTTGTACGCGCTGACCAGCATCTTTGAAGAGGGACTGATGGTCACACCGAGACAGAGCGAGTGGAGAAACACGGCGCCGGGAGGCGCGGAGAGGCAGTCATGGGAGCCGAGCCGACACGGCGACGAGATCACGACACCGACATCCCCTCTCGGCTAGCGCAAGAGATGGACACCGATGACCTCAGTCAGCTCGTGCGCCGGGTCAACGACTCGGGGGTCTCGTACCAGGACATGGCGGACCGGGCCGCTGCCGCTGGCTGGTCGGTTAGCAAGCCCTATTTCCAGAAGCTGGGGACCAATGCCGTATCCAAGGCGCCAGACCGCCGGCAGTTGCCCGGCATCGCGGCGGGCCTGGGCACCCACGTGCAGGCCGTGAGGCGGGCAGCGGCCCGTCAGTTCCTCGGCTACGAGGGGCGGGAGTTGACGAGCTTCTCCGATGACGTGCGCATCATCGTGTCCCACCTGGCGGACATGTCCGAGGAGGACGCCCGGCGCTGGAGGGCAATGATCGAGGCGGACGAGCGGGCCCGCCAACAGGAATGACCTCGTCCAATCCTATTCATGATCACGCCCAGTATATGTATCGTGACCGAACAGACATTCGTTTGGCATATGCATCTACGCGAGGACGGGGCACGTGATCACCTTCCGGCTTGCAGAGAGCGACCTCCCGGGACCGGCCTACACCAAGGTGTACCGGGGGGGCATGACCTTCGTCCTCAACCGAGGCATATTCCTGCCAGAACAGGCAGCGGCCCTCAACGCAGGGTCACGGGAGGCTCTAGCCGCCGTGCCGCATTTCCAGATGTGGAACGGCGAGATCGTGGAGCTCGGGGATCTCCTGGACGAGCCGTCACTGCTGCATCACGTACGTCACCACTGAGCGTCCACCTGGCGCTGCGGGGGCGCCGAGGAGGACTTTGTGGGGTACGCGGAGGGCCGCGGGGCGTACTACCGGGGGCGGTACAAGCTCGCTGGCGGTACGTACGGCACGGTCAAAGACAGCCAGGGTCAGACGATCCGGTACCGGACTAAGCGGGAGGCGAAGCAGGCTGCAGACGCAGCCGAGGCGGCAGTCCGGGCCGGAACGCATGTTGATCCGACGGCGGTTCCCACGTTCGGGGAGTACGTCAACCGGACGTGGTGGCCGACGCAGGACCTGGCCGTGTCCACGATGCAGAACTACCCCTCGCATATCCAGGGGCACCTCCTGCCGTACTTCGGCGACAAGCTGATCACCTCGATCACACGGGCCGACATCGCCGCCTGGGAGAAGGAGCAGCGCGCGCTGTATGCGTCGTCCAGCGTCACGACCTACCGCAGCGTGCTGCACCTGATCCTGCAGGACGCAGTCGAGGATGTGCCGGCCATGTTGGTCAACCCGGCGGCGCGGCGGCGCGGTCGCGGAAAGCGAGCCGGTCGGCGGGCGCAGAACCGTGGTCCCGAGAAGGTAGTCACCACGCCGCTGGGCGCCCTTCTGGTCGCCGAGCGGGCAGCCATCCTGACCGGTCGCGACGACGAGTTCATCGAGACGGTTACGACGGCGTACACAGGCGCGCGGTGGGGTGAGGTAGTCGGTCTGGAGCACAGATACGTCCGACCCAGCAGTCTCCGAATCGAGTGGCAGCTGTACGAGTTGGACGGCGGCGTCTTTGAACGGTGCCCACCCAAGGACGACAGCATGCGGGACCTGGACGTCCCCGAGTTTCTGTCCATGCTCCTGGCCGAGCAGAAGCGGCGTTGTCCTCCGGAGACCTGTCCGTGCCACGGCATGCGGACGATGTTCCGGTCGGCCACCGTCCGCCAGGAGCTGCGGGTACCGCGAGCTCGGATCGCGGAGCTCGCTGGGGTCAGCCCTGCCACTGTGTCCCGGGTCCGGATTCGCCCGGAGGCCGTCAGCCAGGCGACTACGGACCGGGTGCTCGCCGCGATGGTGGACCTGGATGTGCTCGAGGAGACGGGGCCCCAGCATGTGCTGCCGCACTGGACGCGGGACGACCACCGGTCTCAGGTGACCGAGCCGGCCGCGTCGGGCTGGTACCCGAGGCACGGGGCGGCAGAGCCCGCGCGGCCGGTGTGCATTGTGGCCGGCGACCGCTGGCCTGGCGCCGTGGTCCGTGGCCGGTGGTCGGCCACCCAGGCGGACGCCTGCTGGGCACCGGTGGCGGCCGGGCTCACCAACCACGGTCTCAGGCACTGTCATTCCACGTGGCTCGAGGACCTCGGGACACCGTCGATCCTCATCGATGAGCGGATGGGCCACCTCGACGGCTCCGTGTCCGCTCGGTACAAGCACATCACGCAGGGCATGCGGGACCGTATGCTGGCCGGGCTCTCGCAGCTGTGGACAGAGTCCCTTGCCGCACGGGCGGCGATGTCTCCCAGGTCTCCCGTGGCAGTCCTGGACCGTCTGCTGCAGGAGCAGTCGGAGTACCTTCTCTCCCAGAATTCTCCCCAGCGGGTAATCTCCCAGGCCATCCGAGCCATGGACATGGTGCCTGACCTGCACCTATCCAAATGGACTGCGTGAGTAGGGACTTACTACTTCATGAAGTCCCCGCCGGTGCAGTACTTCGACGACGAGGCCCGTGAGAACGTCGAGAAGTTCATCGCCGGCGACGTCGAGCGCTGAATCATAGGGCTTTGACCTGCACTGATATCCGATCAGCAGGTCGCTGAAACGGAACCGAAGGCGCCCCCGGCACACAGCGTGTGCCGGGGGCGCCTTCGGTTTGCAGAGGTCTCGCGAGGTTCAGATCGGCCTGCCGCGCTTGATCATCTCCCAGGATTCTCCCCGCTTCGCCCTCGCGGCGACTGCCCGATTCGGCCGGCGGCGTACGGCAGCCCCCGGGCGACTGCCCTCGTCCGGCGCCGCTCCTCCTCGCGCAGGACGCAGCTTCCGCACATCAGGAACTCCATCGACCGCACAGTAGCGACTACGGCCACAGCTCTGCCCTCGTCCTTGCAGCGGAAGCAGGTCCCTGCCGAGCGCCACTCGTAGGCCGCCAGGATCACGTCAGGCGTCCATGCCTCCGGGTCCCTGATCACGTCTGCTCTCCTGGTCGGCGCCGCTTACTGACTCTGGAGTCAGCTCACCACGCCTCATGCAACTGTTCAAGGTTGAATCGTAGCTTCACTCGAACGTGTGAACGAATTACCCTCGCGGGGCCCAAAAAGCGTCAGGCGTGACGCTGACACGAAATCACGCAGGTCAGACGGTTGTCGAGTGCCCCGCGACCTCCCCGACCGGATCTACCAGCAGCGGCAGGACCTCGGGGATCGCATCCGGGACCTGCGCAAGGGGCTGCGCCTCACGCAGGAAGCCCTCGCAGAGACGACCGGCATCGACCGGCGCACCCTGCAGCGAATCGAGCGGGGCACGAGTGATCCGAGGTACAGCGACCTGGCGCTGCTCGCCGACGCTCTGAAGGTGACTGTCGCGGACCTGGTCCGGGAGTAGCTCCGCCCGCGCCCGGATCGGCGTCGGCCGCGGGCGGAGACTCAGGGAGCGGCCAGGAGAGTGGATCTCGCGCTGCCCGCTGTGAGCTCGGTCAGATCGACGACGCTGTATTCCCGGAGCTCCCGCACCAGCTGTGAGGCCAGCAGTACGCGTAGGCCGGCCTTGTCGCTGTACGGCACGGGAGTGTCGTCGGTGGGCAGCGCCGTCCACCCCGAGGCGCCCCACTGGTAGGGCGTGCCGATCACTCCGAATATCGGCGCCTTGCGGACCAGCAGGGCCCGGTAGCCGAAGCTGGAGAGGTGCGCGCACTGCTGCGTCGCAGCGAGTGCGTGCGCGAGACAGACCGGCGGCTGAGCAGTGAGCACCGGTTTGCACGCCGGGGAGGGGGCGCCAGCCGTGCTCTCGATGAACAGCCAGCCTTCGGCGGTCTTGGTTGAGGCCACGCACAGCTGGCAGCGAAACTTCAGCATGCACTCGCGCTGCCGGGCAGGGTGAACCATGCTCCATAGCGGGCGCCCGGTCGGCATGCCGTCGCTACCGATGCGCTGAGCGCATCGCCCCCACAGCTCGCCGCCAGGTCCCGAGTCGTCGGCGGTCTGGTCCCAGTAGCCGAGGCTGTGGCGGCCATCGGGCGTGAAGCGCGCGCGGAGGAGCGAGAGCGGGCAGGGTTCCTCGTCCTCGCGCAGGGTGATGTATGGGATGAGCGGGGTCACCGGCGAGCCGCCTTCCACACCTGCTGCAGGCGCGCTCGCTCGGCGCATCTCGACTGGGTGGCACAAGCGGCGCACTCCGTGCGGGGGCTTGTGTGCCTGAGCAGCTCTATGTACGCAGCTTGCCCGGCATCAGTGACGGCTGGTTCTGTGGTGACTGCCATCGTGGTGGCCTCTCTCCGACCCGACTCGGCTAGGAGGTCCATCGTCCGGATGGCATCTCGGCGATCCGATACACCCGCCGTATCACCCCGGCGTATCGTCCGCCCATGGGTAGTCGGGGACTCTGGGCAGACGTCCGCCTGCGCGCCGCGTGGGTGCGTCAGGACTGGGCTGCGATTCTGCGCGAATACAGGCGGGCTGCGGGCCTCTCGCAGCGCGAGCTGGAGCCGTACGTCGGGATGCCGCAGCCGCACATTTCCGCAATCGAGTCGGGCCGCCGGCAGGTGACGTCCGCCGAGGTGATGGCCCGCATCACCGAAGGACTCCACGTGCCGCCCGAGCTCACAGCCGCTGCCAACCGACCGGACCTCGAGGAGTGGGGACCGCCGACCGAGCTCCGCGACCGGATCGCCCACGGTCACAGCATCGGCCGCACCGACATGCGTACGGCGGATTGGATCGGTGAGGTCCTCGCGCAGCACCGGCGCGCCGAGGACGAGGTGGGCGGCCGTGCTCTCTGGCCGGTCGTGCGCTCCCAGCTCGATGCCGTCACGCTCCTCATCCCGGGCACTGCGGGGCCGGCCGCCGATCGCCTGATGCTGCTGGCCGCCGAGCATGCCCACTGGCTGTCGTGGGTCGCCGCGCAGGAGGGAAAGAAGGGCGCGGCCCTGGCCTGGATCGAGGTGGCGCTGGGATGGGCGATCGACGGGGGCCATGCCGACATGGCGTCATGGGCCCACCGGATCCGCTCCTACTACTCGCTGGTCCATGGGGATCCGGTGCGGTCGCTGCGCACGGCGGAGGCCGCCCGGTTCGGCGTTGGTCTGTCCCCTGCTGCGGAATCAGCGGCCACTCATCAGGCAGCGATTGCCGCGGCGGCGCTGAGCGAACGGGACCGGGCCCGGCGCCTGGCGGACGAGGCGTACCAGCTCGCCCTGCAGGTGCCGGACGAGGCAGACCGGCCGGGGTGGCTGTACTGGCTGGGCCCTGACCGGGCACAGCTGCAGGCTGCGGACGCGGCGTACGCGTGCCAGGACTGGGAGGCCGCAGTGGACGGAATGCGTACGGCGCTGCCAGGCCTGGACGGGTACCCGCGCGACCGGGCGTACTACCAGGCCCGGATGGAGTACGCGCAGCAGCGGGCCAGTTAGCCCTGCCGCTCCGGGTCGCGGACGGCCAGGATTGCCGCGCCAGACCCTGGCGCAAGCCGCGCCACGACTGCGGTGTGGATCTCTTCCACGGTCGGCGAGGTGCCGGGCACCTCGACCAGCTCGTTGCGCGTCTCGAGGTCTGCCGGCTCGTAGTCGTCCGGGCCGACGCCCGGCGGGATGATCATGTATCGAATCAGGTACTGGGTCATGGCGCCCGATCGTAATACCAGGCGCAGACATGGCCACGCCCCCGAGGAGTCGGGCCTCGGGGGCGGTCGTTGGCCAGCGTACCGGCCGACGATGCGCGGCATGTGCCAGACGCAGAAATAGGCCCCTGCCCGCCCCCGGTGAAGGGGTGGGCAGGGGCCGATCTCATGGGCGCCGGCGCTCGGGTACGAGGGCGGCCGGTGACGACGTGGGCGTAGCAGGGTCGGGAGAGGTGGGCGGGGGTGCGTCGGTCCGCCGGCACATCAGGCCGTCCGGGTCACCGGGCGGCGGCTGCAGGGTGTAGCCCTCCGGGCATGACGGGCCTGCAGGTCCTCGAGGGCCAGGCGCCCCGTCGGCTCCGTCCTTGCCGTCCTTGCCGTCGGCTCCGTTTTTGCCGTCAGCTCCTGCCGGACCGGTCACGGCTGGCCCGGGCGCGCCGGTAGCACCGGGTGGCCCGGTCACCGCGGGACCGGGCGGGCCAGTCTCCCCGTCCTGCCCGGCCGGTCCTCGAGGACCTGCCGGGCCGGGTATGG